CCCCACTGTATTTGAGCTTCCACTGGGGTTGCCTGTTTTCTTTCGTATTAACGTGCCAGAAATTAGCACGATGATTGAGAACACTATCGACTGATAGAGCCTATTTAATAATTTTAAAAATTTGCCACCAAGGCACCTACTCCTAAACCGACTAATTATAACGAAAAGCCATTGAAAGAGAGAAGCATCAAAGGAACTAACATCTAGTTCAAACACGTTTGGGTGTTTTCTTAGTCTTTGAGCAATCTGGTTCCAACCCCGACTATACTTGCTTGTTCCAACACAGCTCCACACGTTCCCTGCGTGTCCTGCTAAGTAGAAAGCAACATTCATCGCCAAACACACACAATTCAGTAACACACTGAATCGGAATGGAGATGCCGTAAAAGTACGGAGTTTTTCTTCAAGTATTTTCTCTTTTGGTCTCATTTCTAATTTTAACGCACATGTCCAGATTGGTTCTGGAATGTCCTCGGTTTTAAAAGCTTTTTCAACATATTCATGTAAGAATTGTTCACCTGTGACATTAAGCATTTCTCTTTTTGTTGGGTATTTGTAATTATCAGGAAAGCCTGGTGATGAACTCATGTTCATCTCTGTTAACACTTCTGACACATCACAAATTTCTGCACCACACATATAAGGATAAAAGTGGCACCCTAACCAGTTCTCTGCAACTTGCATTGATTCTTGATTGAACACTGGTTGAGTTCGATCATACTTTGCTATTGATTTGTATTCCGCTACCTTCGATCCAGTTGCATATCGATAAGTATCGGGTATTGGTTTATTTTCTAATTCTAAAAAACGGATTAAGCTATGATTTACAATTTCTTTTTTATCGTACACTACATTTCTCTTTAATCTACCTACAAAATCTATATTTCCCTTTTCCCATATACTAGCTTCTTCTAACAGATACTTGCGACTCTCTAATAGATGCTCGCAATTATTTTCTAAAACAATATCACTAATACGTGGGACAGGGACTTCTAGTTTTTTAAAAGTTTCTTGAGCAATTTATGCACTAAAATTCCACCATTAGCGCCACTAACACCATTTGCGTCAGAGCCATAATTGTGAATTGCAAAAACTTGCCCGTTTATATTGAGAATAGCAGAGCCACACGCTCCACCTTGTGTTGGAACAGTATAATTCACCACATCACCAGAAATGTCTCTAACATCTCCAAAATGACTAAGGAATCTGTCCTCTAACCAATAATAGATGCCACACTTAGAGTTGGCAAGCGGTTCTTTTCCGATTGAGAAAGAAGGAATTCCTTCACAAAAGGTTGGAAGCTTGACAGCACACAGTTCACCTTCAACTACGAATTCGTGTTCGGCAAAAGAGAACGTTTTGGTTCCTCTCTCAGATCGAATTTGAAACTCTTCATCTAATGGCACAGCATCTTTATCAAAAAAACAATGTGTACTCCCTATTAACCACCCAGCAACCAAACTCAGGTTACTTTCCATAACTCCAACTCTCGCTCTCATGACTTGCTTTCGCACAGTGTCGACCTTTATTGGATTAGCCCCAAATAAGCTCTCAGTTTTTCGTGAACTTGCTTGCGCAGGTATACTCAAACTGACAGCCTTTTCTGGAACTTCCTCCTTTAGATCAGCACCTTTCTTAGTCTTAGGTTGCTTTGGAGCTTTATGGTAGTGCTCGGGATCAACACAATCTACTTTGGCACAAAACACACGATGATGTTTCTTACCACATTTATCATTCGGACAATAACACCAAGTGTCAGGGTGATCAAAATCACACTTTGTTTTCTTACAAGATACACGCGTACAATACCGTTTGAATTTTTTATCTGGCTTAGATCCCTCCGTTACCAATTGCTTAGCTTCAGATTTATCCTTGCCCATGTCTTTCGGTTTGGTTTTACCCTCACCTTTTCGCCATGATTCATCGTCGTTGGGGTAGGGCCCTCGCCCACCTCCATAAAGTTCCTCATGCTTCC